AGGCTTTTTTCTATATGTCCTTGAAGACACTATCCAATCGACCCAAGCTACATTTGAATTAGTGGTATACAAAAAACCTGCACATACAGGTTCGTCACCATCTAAAATCATTATACCACCCTCTCCGTTATCAGGTAAAAAATCTCTTAGAGGTGCATCCCACTTCCAATCTTTCCACCATTTGCAGAGAATATTATCGTAATCACTACTATTGAGAGGTCTAATATTAAACTCCATACGCTACAAAGATACTAAATTTTAAGGATAGCTTTTCATAACCTCCGACTCTAATGCAAAAAGGTTAATGGCATTTGTGTTTCCGTTTGTTATTGTAAATACTGCATAGTGCCCAAGAATACCGTGTGACTCTGCTACTGCATTCTTTATAAAGAATATAAAGTTTGTAGCTGAGGTAGGAGCAGTTGCTCCTGCCACTACATCTACGACAATATTATTTGCCCCTTGTAATGGGTTTACATTTATATCTGTTATGTTTCCACCCCAAGTAATATTAATAACATCATCACCATTACGTTGTCCATAATAGATAGAATCTCCTACACTTACGATAGAACCAATTATAGTTGATGGTGAAAACACATACGTTGTTGAGTTACCTGTGGTTAGGTTACTTATTGAATCACTTATACCATTTAAAGAACGTAATGCATACTCTCCAATAGAAGCAGGAGTTGTTCCACTATTTCTAATAAACGCATAGTATGATTGTTCCTTTCTTTCAAACCAACTGCTTTGAACAAATCCTGAATCTTGAATATCAGAAGTTACAGTTGCAGCCCAACTATCATCACCTTCTATGTTTAACGTTTTGAATAACTTGTTTTGTAAAGGTTCATCATTAAATACAGAAATAATCTGACTTGAATACTGCACTCCATAGTAGTTGTTTCTGACCTCGTTCGTGTTATGGCGGTAAATGTTACCTCCGTTAAACGTATAGAAGTAATTATTCATACCTATCATATAGTCAGGAAAATAAGAATAGAATGAAGTCCATCCTTTCACTCCATTATCGTGACTTAATGTGTAATTATCTTTAACTGCTACCGGTCTATTGTCTGCCATAATTCTTTTTTTTAAGTTGGGTCACACGCACCTTTTTGTACCACAACTCCGTTTTGTACTTCAATCCAATTATTGTTTTCTATATGATAGAATCCATCTGAAGCAGTCTGTGAACCGTAAGCATCAATAAAAATCCAATCGTGTATATTCGGAACGCCACTTGTTCCTGTTACAGGTGCGTTATACATTTGTACTTCTAAAAGGTCTTCACAAGCACCATCTGCATTTATTTGAGGCTTGTCAGATGATTGATACCCTGTAAGTAATACAGGACAATTAGCTTCTACTGCAAAACCTGTTCCGCTACAAGGACCTACAAATTCAATGTTTATCATAGCAGGTGTGGGCGATGGTTTTGGTATAACCATTACAACCGCACCGGGGCTTTGGCTTGGTGTTAAAGAAACATCAGTTGAATCTATTGAAACAAATACACTTTGACCTGTGTTTACAAACCCCTGCCCATTCACGTATTCCTTTTCAACAAGATTTCCTGAGAAGCCTCCTGTTGAAAGACCACAGTCATTAGATGTGTTTCCAACAACAATAAAAGCGCCTGTGTTAGGAGAGGCGTGATAGCCGTCTACAGGTGAACTGACCTTGTTGTATACTACACCGTTGAAAGTTGCTCTAACTCCATCAGGGACATCGTATGGGTCGAGTGTTATTATTATAGCACCCACGTCATTAGATGAATCTCCTGTAAACAAATCTAATTTGTATATCCCCTGCGCACCACTACCTGTAATGGTTTCTCCACAAGGTACTGCACAAGTTACACAAACCTGTTCGGGAAGTAAAGAGCAATTAACCTGCTCTCTGCTCACCACTCCGTCAGAATAAAAACCATCTGCAGCGCAGGTAGTTAAATCTGCATCGTCATATACTGCTGATGAGTTTGTTAATGTTGTTCCGTCTAAATAAAATATTGCCATAATTTAACTTTCTTATTTTTAGCTACAAGGTTGACCTTGACTTATTGAATTTAATCCCGGGTCTACTGTACCTGTTTGAGCACATATTGTTTCTTGGTCTTGACCACTTGCTCCTCCAATACTTCCACCTGCTGCATTCCCCTCACAATCAATGTAAGAGTAACTCTGTCCTGTTCCTGATGTTGTAAACAAAGTGTATAATGAACAACCACTATCAGATATATCACACTTTTCGTAATCACCACAATCAACCGTATCGCTTGATTGTATAGTTGCATTAGGAGTATCATTTGTTATCTCAAATAATTCACCACAGAAAATTGTAGTACCTTGATTTTGACCAACACCTGCTCTGTATTGTACTGTATTACCTGTTGTAAGGCTTCCAAACGTATCCTCTACAATCCAAATGTAACCTGTATCACAATCTATCAATTTATATTTTAAGTCCGGTAAATCACCGCAATCACAACAAGCCGAAGTAGGTGAGTCTCCAAAACATAATTCCATTGGAGTGCTCGTTCTATAATCCCAAATCAAATATAACTTATCTCCTGCTGAAGGCATATTGAATTCAGCAAAGTATGATGTGTTTCCATTAACAGGAACATCAATTGGGTTAGCAGTATTTGCTGCCGATAATAAATCCGCAATACCTTGTTGCCCACTACCATAAGATGTATTTGTTCTTAGATATTTGAACTTATCTGAAGCTATGTCAAAGTTATAGTCATCACCGTTGTTTACATTCTTGTCTGACATTATCTTAATAACTGCAGAGTTAGCCGGAATTACACCACCACCTTGTTGACCAAAGATTTGTGCGAATAAAGAAACAATTGCTCCTTGACCCGAGTTAAACACCACCGTTTCTGAATGTAATGGAGATATAAATGTTCCGTCAGTCCATCTATACTTATCCGTTATCTGTAAACCTGCATCAGCAGTACCTCCTATGTGTACAAGATAGATTGTTATATCGTCAGCATCAGGACAATTTACTGTAAATGTTATATCAGTTCCAATTGGTCCTGAAATATTTAAAGAAACTTCTTCCTCATTTACTACGTTCTTGTTAAATGTTAACGTACCATCTCCTGTAGTTTGTCCTGTAGTGTACGTGTTTGAGTTGTACTCTGCAGTTATAGTTGCAGTACCATTGTTAATACCATAGTCAATATCAACATTACCAACTAACACACCAAGATTAAAGCAAACATCATATCCACCTTTTGTTGAATCGTTAATAGTTAAAGATTGGGTTACACCACAATCAAGACAAATAACGTCTGTTGGTAGTTCTTTAAGATTAGATGAAAGAACAAACTCATTCATATAAGGGTCATATCCACCTAACTTTTGAGTATTAAAAGAATTATTAAATAAATCTCTAAACCAAGGTCTCATGCCCTGTTGAGATATAACTTCTAATTGTTCGTTCTGACCTGCAGTTCCTACAAGTCTAAGTACTGCACCACGCTTAGCATCTGTAAAATACTTATCAGCACCATACATAGCAAAACTTTCAGGGTTGTGGCTAATACCAAACTCTTCGCTTCTTGCAATCTGAGTACCTAATACTTCAGGAACAGACGTTAATGAACTGCCACCTGCTGCATCAGAAAGTAAATTTTTACCTGCTAATACATACGATATTCTATCTTCTTGTAATACAAGTATATCAGTCCTTCTCCCTACTATTTTCATAGCAGGTCCAAACGATTGCTCTAATGCTTTAAAGTTTAACAAGCCTCCGTTAAATTCATTTAGTTTATTAATGTTAGATTCTGAATTATAAACACCACTATAAGTTAAATCTGAACTTCTTCTTTCTAAATCAAATAACTTAGAATCTGTGGTCAATGCTCTGTTACCTAAAACAAGTGGTTTACCTGTAATAGCATCTTCTATTTTATAACTTTCAACACCATTACCAAAAGCATAACAGTTAAAGAATTCTGTATTTATAATTGCAGGTATACCATTACTAACACTTTGGTTTTGAATATTTCCTTCGTGTTCTCCTATAGCGGAAATTGGATATGAAGTTGAGGACTCATACCATAAATCAGGCGCTGAATCTTGAGGGTCTGATTCAAATACAATTAAACCATTTGCTCTAATAACTTCTATATGCACATTTAAGTATGCATTTTTTCTTTTACCTCTATATCCTTTTGTGCTTTTTACACCAAGGTAAGTTCTTGTACCATTGTTGTAAAATTGCATATAGATATTACCCACACTACAAGGACGATTACGTACATCGCTTCCGTCTCCCGATTGGTAGTTAGGACCGTCAACACCTGTTCCTTCAGTATCTGCTTGTTGTTCTAATGAACCTGCAATATTATCCCCATTAAACCAATCTTGAAAAGATGGATATTCTTGAGAAGCTACAAACGTAGCATCAACATCCCAAATCTTTTTAGGTACGTTTCTTCTTGGTCCTCTTTTACTTCGTATATCAATTGTTATACGAGACCCTGCAGGTATGATATAATCTATGTAAGTTCCCGGGTTATCAGGGTCTTCATAATCAACAGGATAATCTATAACCCTACAGTTTCGACCATTACTTTTTTTCTCTCCGTAATCAATCACAGGATTATCACCAACATCTGTATTAAAGTTGTTAGCCCTCATCTTCATATACGTTCCTGCAGGTACACTTTCTATAACTATACCCGAAGAATCAATAGGAGGTGGCTCTAAGAAATCTCTCTGTTGTCCTTTTTTCTCTAATACAGTTGTCCAAGTACATCTATCAACAGAGCCTGAAGTATCTGACTTTACAATTAACTCATCACCCTCTTGTATTTTCTGAGAATTTTGTCCTTCTAACAAAAAGTAATCTGCTCCTGACGTTGGGTCTCTAAAGAAAAAATTACTATAGATAACATCGTATGCTTCTTTGTCAGGCTTAATACAAAACTTATATCTTGTAGCCCATTCAGGCGCAATCTGCGTGTCAGGTATGGTTACTATAATCTCATTCTTTGTATCTGACAAAGCACAAGGTACGTGTATTGTATTGTTAGGACTGACTAAAGTAGTTGATGAACGATTATAATCATCCATATAAACCATACCAACTTCGTAACCTCTGTTACTATGCAAACTTGAAGGGTCTCCAATTTCTTGAAATGAAGAATCAGCTTGAGTTATTTTGTAATATTCGTATACTGTTTGTGTTGGAGTTACCGCATCAAAAAATTCTACTGCAGGAATCTGTAAAGACAATATGTCTGAACCCGGTGAAGTTATAATTTCAATAGGCTGACCTACTGCAGATATACCTCCGTCTCTTTTTTGTAATGCATCTAAACTATTTTGAACAGAACAATAAAAAGCATCTGTAAAAGTAGTTCCATTACAAGATGTTGGTACACTTTCAATGTTAGTTGTAACACCAATTTTTTCTGCAAAATCTACAGAAGTTGCTAAAGCGTATACACTACTAAAGTTAACCGGTAGTATGTACGTAAAGTCAATATTTGTTTCCTGTGTTTGCTGACTTGGAAAAGGTGTTTGACCCGAAAAACTACTATGCTCAAATCTAAAAATAAAAGATAGTGCAGAACCTGCAACCAAATCTAAGTCCGTAAGGTCTATATTTAATACAGACTCAGGTATAGTTTGGTTAGTATCAATACTATAATTACCATCTGTTTGTGTTGACTCAAGGTCAACTAATCCTATATCTTGTGATTCTAAAGCTAATGTATACTCAAGTTTCGTTGGCACATTGTTTCTTGACAAAACATTACCCTCTACATAATTACCATAAACAAGTCTGTTACCCATTAAAGTTTGAGCCTGTGCTTTCAAAGGCACATTATCAAATAGTCTGAGTATTTCAGAGTCAGGAAGTATAGTAAATATTTTACTATTATTAAACCTATATGTGTATGTTGTATTATCTGCAAGACCTAAATCTTCTTTGTCAAGTTTTTCTATAATCTTTATTGTACTGCTATTCATATCTTTGAATAACAAGTCAATAGATTTTACAAGAGGACCTCCTGAGTCATACGTAATATCACACATATTTGTGCTATTAAGCATACCTGAGTTCAAAGAAGTAATAGCGTTATACCTAAACGTATTTGGTATAAAAGAAGGGTTTGAAAATTGAGAAGTAGCTGAGTATTCTTTATCCTCATATCTATATCTATAAGCAAAACATATGAATCTATCTTCCAAGAAATTATCCTGAGAAGAAGTAATCAAAGGTTTTATTGAAGGCGCATTGCTTGGCGGTTTTTTTATAACAAGTATAGACTCTGCCGAAAAACCATCTAAGTTATTTACAGGGTTGCCATAATTTTTCTTAACATTAATTTGTCTTGGTTGATTATAGTCGTCTGTAAAATAAAGAAGGTCTTCTACTTTAGACACACCTGTTATTAGATAATCAAAGCTAAAGTTTAAAGTTGTCTCTAACCCTAAACCTATCTGCTGCATTACACTTATAAGGTGGTATGTTAAGATGTTTGTCTTAGTATCAAGAGATACAATCATATCCACAATTTGCAACGGTGCTCCCGGGTATTCAAATTGAGGGTCGTGAACAAACCAATATACAGTTTCCTCTGCGCCATCTTCAAAAGCACCAATACATCTTGCTGCTCCACTAAGAGGATTTCCATTAAACTCTAATGTAGATAGTTTTTCATTTCCCTTTGAGTTCTCTACTGTTCCTATTTCAGAACCTTCAGACGAACCCATACGAATATTTAGCGCATCAATGTACTCACCGTTTGGAACGATTCGCTCATCGAGCATTTTATTCATCTTACCCTTAATGAAATTCCTTGTTACGTTTGCCATATTACTTTATCCACTTATCAGCACCTCGCATATTCATTAACAATCTACCCGGATGGATATTACTGATTCTAATTTTTGCGTTTCTTAGAAGTGCTCCTTTTCTTTTTCTTGTTCGTGCTATGATATATTCCTGTACATTTAGTTTAGAACTAAGTATAGCATATTCAATAGCAGCATAGATATAATCTTCAAATAATTTATTTACAGAAACTTTTGAGTCGTCTCCATTTTCCATACCATCTGATACATATTCAAGTATAATTAAATTATCCTGTATACTTGAACTAAAGTTAATCACTCCTGCTTTCTTGTCTATTGTGAAAGTTGGATTAGCATTTGCCGTTTCTGTATTTAGTCCAAACCTTGCCCCTACTTCAAAATCGAAATACCAAGAACCATCTACATTGTATCCCGGCATCCCATTAAAGTTTGGGTTGTTTGCATCTAAATAAATACTTTTCTTTTGCCCATTAATTCTATCAAAATCAATATCAGAGAATTGTGGTTTTAAGACATTACCATTTACATCAAATAATATTCTACCTGTTTGGTCTTGAAGATAAGCTGATGAGGTCATTGTTTGAATGTTCTCAGTTAATGGATATAGTACACCATCTTTGTACATAGATATTCTAACCCAATTCACATAGTCGTCAGGAAGAATGTATCTGAGAGTTTCATTTACATTTAACTCTAACACTTTTATTTCTTTAAACGCATCGTAGTTTAATTCTTGTATTGCTCTCTTTGCGTGAAATAAAACCTTAAATCTTTCTTCGTTATTTATAAGGCTATGGTTACCTGCGTACATCAACATAAAATTATTGACGATATCAAACAAGGAAACATATTGATATGAACCCCAATTTTCGTTTTCAGGATTTTGACCTGCGTTTTCGTAATACTGATATTGTGATATGTATGCCATTAGTTCTCTTCTTGTGTGTTTTGTGTTTCTTCTGCTTGTGCAAATTGATAAACATCACCCTCTCTAATAGAGATACCTGCGTACTGCAAAATCTTAATAATCAAATTAACCTCATCATCTTGAGGTAATTCAAAGTTTTGAAAGTCAGGTTGGTTTTGGTCAAATACAGGTTCACCATTGGTTAACTGTAAGTACGTCCATCGTGGAGGTAAAGGATATCTAAAATACTGAGACATCACCTGACCAACAGATGTTAAAGTGTTCGGATATGCGCTTAACAATCCATTCTCCTGAGTGTATGCAGGATATTGTATAGTTGGGCTTGTAAGTATAGAGTTGTTTAGCATAGTTATTTTACTATGTGTAACCTTTTCTGCCTCTTGCATTTTAGAATTAGCCGCTATAATAGTATAGGACAATCCAATTGCGTTTATAAAGTTTCC